TGCTTGTGCCTCATAAGCTTCCTCACGATTATTTGAACCCATTGCTCTCACAAGGGCCAATTGATCTTCGGTTCTTTTGATTGTAATTTTCATAAAATATATTCCTCTCTAATTACAGTTCAAGTTTAAGGATTGCGTATGAACCAGCGAAAGCATCAGTTGTATTAGATGATTCACGCTGACCTGTAGCGACAAATTTACCAACGGCTGTTGCTTTTTGAGCATCAGTAGCGGCACTATGTGCTACACCAGTAAGAGTTCCGTTAGCTGAAGGAACAGCAAGAGAGTTGATTGCAGGAGCTACACCACCAGCAAGTCCTCTTACATTAAGAGTAAAGAGACCCCTTGTTGCGATAGGTACAGCTTCTCCAGATACAACGCACTGAAGTTCTTCTTTCTTCTCTGGATAGTAGAGAAGATTTTCGCCATTTTCATCTTTTGCACGGACATCCCGTAGCAAAATTCCCAACGGACGCATTGTAGCTCCAGTACCTGTAGTCTTTTCGACCTTATAAGGTACTTCTGGATACAATGATAATCCGTGGCCCAATGTATTATCGAAAGAATTGCTATCAGTTCTTTCGGTATACTTTACAGGCTCTTCATCTAGGTTAGCAGAGCTAACCATAACTACAGAACCCGCTTCGCCCGTTTCGGCTGTGAAAGAATAGAAGTTGATAACATCATTCTCATCATACTGTCGAAACGGCAATAAACGTGTAATTTCGTTTGCCATGATTATTAGTATTTAATAGTTAATAGTTAATTGTTAATTCTTTAATTAGGATACTTCTACAGAGAAGTTCTTCTTGAGTCTTTCGACCAAAGAAATCTTTTCACTAGCGTCAGCGTTGTTGTTTGGAATTGAAGCTTCTGCTTCTTCATCCTCTTCAACTTCTAACTCTTCTGCTGGCTCAGGATCAGGATCTGCTTCTGGAGCTTCTCCCTCTTCTGCTGCTGCCGCTTCTTCCTCAGCTTTAACCTGTGCTTCGGTTTTACTTGCAACAGCTTCTTCAATTCTTGCTTTTATCTCAGCCTCTTTGGCCTCGATATTAGCCTTGAGTTTGTGAGCAAAGATTACCTGCAATTTACCTTTATAAGCTTCAAAAGCTTCTTCAGTAGATTCCAATTCTTTGACTTCAGCAGTGACTAGCTCAAGCTCCTGCTCATTAAGATCGTAATCACTATCGATAAAATTCATTCTATCGTTGAAAAGATCAGCAGTTGCTTTAGCTTCGGCTTCAGCTTTAAGAGTTTCTAATTCCTCTTTCGTGGAGTCAAGGGCTTCCTTAACCTCGGAAAGATCGGCTTCAGCCTTGGCTTTAGCCTCCCGCTCAAGCTCGACCTTGGATTTCCAAGACTCGCTGTGGTCCGTGAGTGCATCACGCATGATTTCGCCAATAGTTGAAGCTTCAGACTCTTGCTTCACTACAGAAGCAACGCTTTCGCCAACCTTAGCCATAAGTTCATCGAATTGTTCTTTGTCCATATTATTAAAAATAAATTTAAATTTGTCTGCATTTACATTTTTATTACTATTTAGGGAAATTTTTTCTGATTCCATTTTTTTCTCTTTGGCTTCATCAGGGTAAACTCCCTTAACTGCTGCCGCAGGATTTCTTGTCAATGCTGCACCTAAAGGATAGGTTTCACCAACAATTAACCTATTAACAGGCACTCCGTTATCATCTTTCCCTTTACCTCCTAAACCCTTTAAATATTGTTTTTTATCTTCTTTTTCTTCTCCAGTTAAAACTTCAGATTTTTCTAAAGTATCTGAGCCATATGCTACTTCATATTGTTTAAAGGCTAATTCCCAGCTAGCAGAAATAGATTGATAAGTCTCATCATTGTCATCAGAGGCTTCCATTATTGCGTCTGCTAATTTTGGATATATTTGTCTATAAATAAGACCTGCTGCATTTATATAGTAAGGCTCAGTTTTGTCGGCATAAGATTCAATGTCGTTATTTTTAAAGTCAAACTCTCGTGTAGAGAAGGACGCATTAATCATATGGCCGACTATTTTATCTTTTTTATGTTCAATATTTATTGGCTTGTTGATAAATCTTTTTACAGCAGCTACAGCCGTCTTAGAATCAATTCCATCACCATTTTTATTAAACTCGTTAACTTTCGCCAAATTAAATACAACTGGCAGAACATCTATATTCTGTTCTGGATCAAAATCTTCTGGAAGTAAGGATTGAGCCGCCTCTGCTATAGAACCCTCCGATAAACCGAACGCCTCAAACTCCTCTTCTTTTATTTCTCTTATTTTGCCTTCAAATTGACAAATATTAAAATCATCCAATTGCATAACCTCCTTTACACACAAATTTGCGTAGAGTGATATAAAATTGCAGAAGATAAATCATCTAGCTGATGTTCAGCACCTAACTTAAGCACTTTATCATGAACTCCAAGGGAGGCTAGAGAGTCTAAATTCTCTACAACCTCTGATAGAGATTCATCCCATTGAGCGTGATCTTTCGCTACTATAATAGACTCACAAGCGCGAGACACTAACTCTTTCTTCTCTTTAGACATCCTTTTGAGACCAAACTTCGCAGCAAATTCTCTAAACGCTCTAAGTTCAAATTCATTAACTTGTTTAGTAGCAGCAATAATATTTTTCTTTGAGAAAACTTTAGAATTAGATACTCCTATTGGTCTGCCTCCTGATGGAGCTACAGCTTGTTGTGTATCAGTTGGAGTTGGTTTATCAGGAGTTGCATCTTCATCATATAGATTAATTGTATTTACTAAAGGCATGTAATAACCTTTTTCTCTTTCTTGTTTGAAAGCATCTTGTGCTGGAGCCATTTGTTCTGGATCTGGGAATGTACCAGTTGCAACAACTTTCATTCCTTGCTCTGGTGTAAGAACTCCAAGCTCCATAAGTCTTGTAGCAAGCTTAGTTAAGTTATCATCATCTATTGTATCGTTCTTAACGAACTTTACTTCTGGCCAAGACCGTAAACCTGCATTCTTACAAATTCTTCTTATTTCGGGGTTTATAAATTCTTTTAAAAATAAGTTTCTAGATTCTTCTAGTCTCTGGAAAAATACTTTCATTTTAATTTTTCCATCTGAGTATTTGGTATCACCAATTAGAATATTCTGAAGACCTTCTTCAATATCTTTGTTTAGTGTTTCATACTTCTCAGAGCCAACAACCTTTCTAAGATCAGGAATAACAAAGTCGGCTTTTGTTGTATAGTCAGATACAAGAACCCTACCAACACTCTGGTTTCTAAATATCTGTTGCATTGCAGCCAAGTTTTTGTGATTAACACCACCCTTATCAGGTTCAGCTCCCATAGTTACTAATAGAACTACATTTTCAATAGAGCGGCTAATAGCTTGATCTATTTTCTTTAATTCTATTTTCTTGTTTAAATCATCAAGTACAGAGAATCCCGCTGGAATGGCCATTGGCTCATAATCTTGTTTCTTAGCAAAGACAGGGTGCAATAAATCTGTATCTAATTCTATGTAAACTCTTTCACTAGTCGCAGAAGTTCCAACTTTAATTCTTAACTGCACATCTTCTGGCAAAGAATCAAAAAGTTCTTGCTCATGTTGAGTTTGAGGATTTTTAAGTCTTGCTATTTCAAAAGGGGTTAAAACTTTAAAATAACTATAATCAGTAAAAGAAACAGAACCTTTTGTTGCCACATCTGTTGGATTTATAACCATATATCTAATAGGAACCTTTGATCTTGAGCTAGCACCATAAGCTTCTAAAACTTTCTGGCTATTTTTCAAAGGAAGCACACCATCAATTCTGTATAAGAAAACATTACCTGATCTATAGTACTCTCTAAAAAACTGAGATTTGAGATCATGCATTCTAATTCTCTTGAACCATGCATCTATAAAGTTTCTTGATTTTTGTGTGCCACCCTCAAGATAAATATCAGAATCAGCAAATTCGGACAAGAGATCTATTGTGCTTCTAAATGTAGCTATATTGAAATAAGCTTTCTGGCAAAGCTCTATAGCCTCTTTAACGCTTACAGAATCTTTTGAATACTCAAATGGTAAAAGACCATCCTTAATATTTTGAAATCTATTTTTAGTTGGGTTTATGGTTATTCTATTGTTTCTTTTAGAAGTTCTCCTTGTTGGCTCAGAAAGCCTAGACGCTTCTACTGTTTCGTAAATACTGTCACCAATAAGTTCAGGATTAAAGTCTTCAGCTTCTGAAGAAAGTAAGTTTTCTATAGGCTGCTCTGTTTTCCTAAATTTTTTCCAATAGTCAGATCTTTTTGTATATTTTCGTGGCATATAAAAGTTTACACTAAAGTTATAAAAGTTACTTTGAAACTTTTCAAATCGCAAAAGGAACAAATGTATTTTCCACTTTCCTTTCTGCTGTCGCATTTTCAGAATCAAAGAATACTTTAGCAAACCAGTTTCCTAGCACTAAAGCAGAATATGAGTCTTTTCTAGCTCTATTTGGCCCTTTTTGTCTTCTTAAGTTTTGAGGCAAGTTGAATGACTGAGAACCTTGAGGGTTCGCAATAACCTCTATGTTTGCACATTCAGATTTAGTTAATTCTACTATTGACTTTTGATGATCAATAAAATCAATCATTAAGGCTCCTTTTGAAGAACCTAGCATTTTCATATCCCATTTAATTTTGTCTATGGGTATATTTTTCTTTCTCTGTTCATCAAAGTGCGTGTCTACGGCTCTAGAAGCAAATAATATTCTTTTATGGTCTATTGCTGCCTGTAACATTTCATTAGCGTTCCTATTCCAGTTTGCTGTTGGTTTTCTTAGTATACAATAGTTTTTTGACTTTACATTGTATTGACTCTTAAAGTTCATTATGTCTGAATGCCAGTTTTCAGGCTTCTCTAAATCAACATCTATTACTCCAATCTTTATTTTTTCATTTTTGAATATAGCGCTTTCATTGCAGGAGTTTATAAACTGGACACCGCCGTTATAGTCACCACATATACCAACAATGTTAAAATATTTAATCAGATACAAAAAATATTCCATATGCTGTTTTAAAGATACCCCAGCTATGGCATAGCTATGAACTAAACAAACTTTCTGAGAATCTCTATTTATCTTGAAAACATGCATAGCAAAATGGTCAGCACTCGTATTTCCAGCCCAGTTTGGGTCAAAGGATAAAATATATTCATCACTAGGATTTCCAACAATCTCAACTGCTGGCATTTCACCATCTGGTATTGTGCAAGCAGCCATTTTTGACAATCTGAAATATCCATCACTTTCATCTATAAACTGTGCGCCAAACTCT